TTCAAACTATCAAATTTCTTTGCATCAATCTTACCCTCAGTAACATCTACTAACTCTTGTGTAGCCTCATCTAAGATTTCAATTTCTTCCATTCTAATCTTACCAAGTTTATTTAAGTCAGCAGCTTTGTAATTATGTTTGGTCATAAGTCTAGTCATGGCCATCACTGATACAAATGGTATATCACCACCATATAATTTTTCTAATGCGTTCTTGTCTTTATCAAACTTAGTAAACATTGCACCTAATTTGTTTGCATTGTCAATAGAAATCTTCTTACCTCTTAAAGGCTCGTATTGTTTCTGTAACTGTTTGATTTGACTATCTGAGAAACTTTCTTCTAAACTTTCTGGCATTACTCTTAATTTACCAGAAATGTAAAGTGGATGCATTTTAAGTGCCTTTTGAGCATCTTCTTCATCATTACTATCAACTTTTACAACAACTTTATTACCTTGTTTTGTAACTCTGTGTGCAATACCACCAAATTTACTCATTGCCTTTTTGATATCAGCATTAACATCTTCTTCTAGTTCTTCATTTGCATTATCTGGATTGTACTCCATGTAATCTGAAACTGAATTGATATAGTCTTTTGCTTTTGTAATTTTAGATTGCACCCATGCTTCTAATTGTGCATCATCTGTTTTACCTTGTAAGATAGAAGATAACTTTAATGCTTTATCAGATATAGCTTCTAGTTCACCACGAGCCATTGAAATTTCATGGTCAGCACTCTCTTTTAATCTTACATAAAATCTGTTATTGAAAGGAGATTGGTATACATCACACTCTTTACCCATTTCTCTAGTTGCCTTGTCACAAGCCTTCTGTGCCATTGCTCTATTTGGTAAAGCGTTACCTAATACCTTAACACCGTTTTTTAATTTGCTTACTTCTTTTTCAGTCAGCGCTACTTGTTGCATCGCCTCTGTAAATGTTTGTCTATATCTGCTCATTTTAGTTGTCTACCTTTGCTCCCGCTCTCCATTGATAACACGACCAGTATCTAGCTTTCCATTTAGGACCTGGATTATCACAGTTATGTCTGGCTCTGAATGATTTTCTTCGAGCCGGATTATCTCTTTTAATACTCAATCCAGTTGTGTCGCCAAAAGACACTTTGACAATATTGCCTTGGTCATTCTTAACATACACATAAAACTTTTTACTACCACCTCTAATCGGGTCATTTAATTTTACTTTTTTACCTTGATACTCTGCTTCTTGTAAACCCTCAAGCTCATGCTCAAAGATGCACTCTTCACAACTCTCATCTATATTTTCGAATTCTTTAAATGTTTTCATTATAGTTTCTCTATCATCTTTGAAACGACTTCATCTAGTCTGTTACGCCATTCTTCTTTGTATCGTTCCCTATATTTATTAATTGTTTCATCTGAAGATGCCCATTCTTTTACATCTTTTTTACCAATAGATTTGGGGTCATTAGGTGTGCCTCTTAATTTTGCATCAACAGGTGCCATATCTGACTTCTCTCCAGGTGTAATATCTTTAGTATGATTAGCATAATCATGGCCAATCTCGTAGGACTCTGGTATATAACCATCTACTTTCATTGCATCTTCTACACTCATCTCTTCTGGTACACAATTAGGTACCATTTTGTCACCTTTTTTCTTCATACCTACTTTTTTGTAACCTGTCCAACATGCATCTTGTAGTTCTTGTCGTAACTCTCCAAACATTTTCTTATACTTTTTAGTATGAATACTTTGTTTAGTTTCAGCATCTTTGTCACCTGGTGCTGGTTTATTATCATTCTTCGTAGTATCTTTTTTACTAAAGTAATCAGCTCTTTTGTTTTTAGTATCTTTAGACATGTCTTTATAATACTTTTTAGGCTGTGTACCTTTCTTTTTCTTTACATCTTTGTCTTGTGGTTGAGCATCCATATCCTCTTGTACCTCAGATACGGCTTCAAACCCATAATCAATGTCTAAATTATGTTCTCTCATTTGAACCTCCCTATCGCTGGCTTCTGGAATACAATCCCAAATCCACGCTTTGTGTAAGTTATTTTTATTATCCTCTACAACAATGTAATTGGTACCTTTTCTTACAATTTTACCTTCAACATTTTCTTTAACATATTTTACACTGTCACCTATATTGAATATTACTTCTCTAATGTATAGGTCTCTAATTTGTTGTTGTTCGAATTCGTTTAAACTTGCAATTGGTTTCTGTGCAAGGCCAATATGAGCGGCTGCACCACCAAATGAGGCAGATAATTTCATACCTCTTCTAACTTGTTTCCCTTTGGCAGCCGCAGCTCTCATCTTAGAAGCACTCATACCTGTGGCACCCTCAGCATCAGGATCCCTTTCGCCAGCAGATACTACTTTAATATTTTCAAAGTCATACATACCGTGTCTGGATTTTACACCATTGTATTTCTTTAAGATAGTTTCAAATTCTCTTACTCTATCTGAACCTGCAACCATAGTTAAATCTGTATAACCTTTTTTGTAAAGGTCTGTTGCAAGGTCAAGTACCATGTTCGTTGCGTTGATTTCTATATTTCTTGCATGAGAAGGAAACAACTTCTTCATAATAGATAACTTATCTCTAGGAGATAATGGATTCTTTTTAGGGTCTTCACTTCTACTTAGATATATTTTGTAATCGTTTGTAGGTTGTGACTTGACTTTATTAATAAGTTTTTCGTGACCAATTGTAGGTGGATTAAATCTACCAAATGCAAACGCAACAGACTTTTTAGTTGCCTCGTGCATCTCTAAATCTTGTACTTCTTTATCAGTCACAATACCATCTTCTAAAATCTTTTTACACTTCTTGTAGAATTTTAGATAGTGATATTTCTCTAACATTTTGTAGATAACATTTTTAGGTAGTCTATTCTTTACACCGTAATCTCTAATCTCATCTGGTGCCATATCTGTATCAAAGGCAGCTCTTCTATCTGTATCAACACCATCACCAATTCTAATGATAACTCGTAAGTCATCTTCGATTTCTTCTAACTTATCTTTAATTTTATCTTGTAAGTTTAGAACATCGTTTGGTTGTAAATCTTTTAATTCATTGTAGTCGATGATATCTCTTGTTAGTTCACCTTTAACTACATCTAGTTCTTGGACTTTTCTAGTAAACTGACCAATATACATGTCAACATCGAATGTAAAATCTTCTGGTCTTTTAACAAACACATCTCTTTCAATATCAAAAACGGCATCTGCCTTTCTGTTTTGGTCATCGTAAGTTGCTTTGTCTGTAATGAAATAGTAATTGATTGGGTGTTCTGTACCAGGAATTACCTTACCTTGAATGTTATCAGGATTTGAGGCAGACAAATACTTTTTAGAAAGTCTAACTCTTTCATCTTCTCTCTGACCTAATGGTACATCAAACAATACATTGATATCTAAATCTGCATCATTTCTATATCGTTTAGTTAAAATAGAACCAATAAGAGAATACTGTAGTACAGGATATTCCGCTTCGAATACCTTTAACTGTTTCTCTATCTGTGCCTTAACACTTGGTTTAATTTTAGGGTCAATAGTATCTGCATTATCGAATACAGCCGGTGCATATGTCCGTCTTGGTATATCAATAATACTTTCTATGACTTCTCTAAACTTTTTCATTTTCTTCTTTTTGCCCTTAGTTCGGTAGCAATCCATCTCTTAGCAGTATAAGATTTTATTGGACTGTTAAGCATTCTGTTAACTGCTTTACTTACTTTGTTCATAGTAACTGTTGTTAATTCTTTGTCTGATATATTATTATCAATAATTGCCATGTTACTAACGCCAAATAAATTTTGAAACTTACCTATATTTGATTGTACATCATTCCAACTTCTACATCTAATGAGGTGTTTACAAATACCATATGTGTATCATAACCTAATTCTTTTAATGCTCTTACTTGATATGAAATCTTATCAAAATCTCTACCTGTACCATCAATAATTATACCTAATCTACCTTGTAAAGATAAGTCTAATTGTTTTGATGTTATTGCTTTTGCTCTATCTCTGACCATATCTCTAGCATCTACTTCACTATCAGGCATCTTTAATGAAAGACCTGCCTTTTTAAGACCTCTTTCAAATGCGTTATCTGAATTGATAACTTTCATACCTGAACCACCAAATGCATTACCTGTGACAAATGACTTACCAGAACCAGGACCACCAGCTAAAAAGAAAGCCTTAAAGATGTTCTTATCATAAACACCCTCTGTTAAATCTTGGTATCTTATCTGGTCAAATGTTTTCATTTACTTACCTTTTTTATTATTTCGTTAGCAATACTTTCAGGTGTACCACCCTCTGCTTTAATATTTATTATTTCTTTTTTATAAAAGTCTAACAAAGGTCTAGTTTCTTTTTCGTAAGTTGCCAATCTCTTTTTAATAATATCTGGTTTGTCATCTTCTCTACCTCTGGCAGTTAATCTTCCATCATCTTTGCCTGTTCTACACTTCTAGGAAAACCATCAAAGATATAACCTTTTTGTGCATCAGGTTTTTCTAATCTTTGTTTAACAATTTTAATTGTCATAGGTGTAGGTGCAAACTTACCTTGGTCTAGTAATTTCTTTACAGTTCTACCATCTTCGGTATTTTGTTTTGAGATTGCTCTTAACATTTCACCTGTGTAAATGTGTGGTATACCTAACTTCTTAGTAATAATTTCTGAGTAGGTAGACTTACCAGAACCTGGTCCACCAATCATAATGATTTTAGGTCCGTTGATTGCTTCAAAATAAAAGTGTTTAAATGTCTTCATTAATTCCAACCCTTTGGCATAGTAAAGTTTTGTCTGCTAAATTCTAATCTATCTACAAATTTAACTGCACCTGCTGAGCTGTTGATTGCAACATAACCCTCTGGTGCCGTTACTCTGTAACCATCTTTTGTTCGTAAGAAGTGACCAATAGATTTAATCTGGTTCATCTTCTGTAGTAAAGTACCTTTTGCGATACCTAATGTAATGTGTGAGGCAATAGCA